TGAGAGCCAGCTGTTGTGTTAGATAAAGTTCTACCTTTGTATGGAGCAGAAGTTCCACGTGTACACCCTGTTAATGTATTTGTAGTTCTACCTGTATATTCAATAGTTTCATTTTCATATGTACCTGTTTCACTATTTACTTTTTCTATAACAATAAAACCTGTTGTTGGAAATTCAGATCCATTAGTTAAAACAATTGATGTAGCAGTGTCACTTATATTTCCATTTAATGTTGTAGATAACTCTAAAGTTGTAATTGCAACACCCCCCACTGGTTGTTTAACAGCTTGAAATCTTACATATGTTGTGCCTTCATTTAATTTATTATCAGGAAAAGAAACACTTAAAACTGTAGATGCTGCTGTTGTTGTAAATGGATTTTCTGGTAAAATAACTTGTACAGGAAACTCAACTCTTGCAGGTCTTGCATGTAGTAATCCTTGTGGATCTGCTCCTATTGGATGTGGTTCTAATTGTGGTTGTTTAGTTTCAAATTCAGATGTATGTACCCATGCACCTGTCCATTCTTTAACCATTTCTTTATATGGAAAAGCTGCTCCTGATCTATCAGAGATTGCTAATGCTCTACTACCTTTTGCAAATCTAGCCATTATATATTTGGATAGTATGTCTTCGGAGTAATAAATGTGCTAGATGCAGAACCATCTTCAGATAATGCTCGAGCTAATTCATCCTCGTACAACAACTTCATCTCCTGTGTTCTTTGTGGTGCAAACTTCATAGATAAATAATAACATAATCCTGAAACCATGCATGGTACAAATCTAAAAGGCGTATCACCTGAGTTAGTAAAAGCTCCTGCGTCTTGAATTCTTTTTACATAATAAACACTTAAAAAATTTGATGCAGCAGTTGAATTAGGTAAAGGATAAATAGTTATTGTAACTTTATCTATAAACCTTTGAACCCAAAACTGTGAAGGTGTTCCATTAGATGCTTTGTTTGCTGTTGCAGCATACGCATCTCTTGCAACTTTTGTTAGTCCTGTATCGGATTGAGAAGTTGTGTTGTAGTTTTGTCTGTAAGAAACATTTAAGATATCTGAAATACCATAAATATTTGTAACAGGTGTAGTTGTAGCTTGTGGAGGATTTGCTCCACCAGCTGGAACGTCTGTTGAATTTCTGTAAAAAGTATATGTACCTGAACCTTCATCAGTCGCATCTACATTTGTTGTTGAACCTACAATTAAATTAACGTTAGTATTTCCTACTTCCCAAAAATGTATTCCTCTATTTCCCCATTCTTGAAAAAGAATGTTTAAAGATCTTCTAGCAGTTTTAAGTTGATGACCAGCAGTACCTACTAAACCTAAACGTTCGTATGCGTCTGCAATAATTTCATCAATTGAAAAATCTTGATCAAAACTATATGACTGTGAAGTAGTGTTTGCCATTGGCCACTCTCCTTAAAAAGTTCCTATTACGTAAAAAAAATCACAACTTGTAACGTCTACGTATGCACCCTCATTACAATAAATACCAGCTCCTGGCATTTTAAATTCATGTACATGGTTTGCTGCTGTTCCAAATTTACCATGAAAAACTAATTTAGATGCTGTTTTAGCACTACCTGTTTCATTGTATATTTTTATTTCAGCGTCAGCGGCAGTAGATTGAGCAAATACATTCATAATATTTACTTTTAATAAATTAGTAGCTGTCCCAGCTACTAAACCTTGTAATTGTCCATCCGCTGTTAAGACAACTGATTGTCTTACTTTTGATGATATTGATGACATATTTTTATCTCCTTAAATCTTGTTTATGTGGGGCCGAAGCCCCACACTAATTAGTTATTACGTATCGCTAAATGGAGTAACAATAGTACCTGATCCTAAGATCAAAGTATTGTGTACCAAATATTGAGCTGCTTCTAAAGCTGTAACTGTAACTACTGAACCTGCAATTCCACCACTTGTTGTTCCATTCATAGAAAGAACATCATTTGCTGCAGCAGGAAAAAAAGCTTTGTTAGCTCCATCATCTACTGCAATCATAGCTGCACCTGTAAACTTATCAGTTCCATCAGTTATGATTTGAACATCCGTTGCTGTAGTATCTATGTAAAACATAAATGTAGCACCAATGTTATTTTGGTTATTGTAATCAGTTGAACCTTGTGTTGCACCATTAGCATTAGTATTAATACTTGGAAGTACGTATATACCATCTGCGTCTTGTGAAAGTAACAATCTTCCTGCATGATCATTTACAGTTAGTGGTAAACCAGCTGCTCCTAAACCAGTAGAATTAATTGCTAAACCCATACCAGGACCTGTATTTATAAAGCCATTTTTAGAAATGACCGGTCCCGAAAAAGTTGTATTTGCCATAATTTATCTCCTTTTCCTAGTTAGTGTGAATGCAGTCTCTAGGCCGTCGACTATACGCGTCTACATCCAACAATTTTAAATTGTATAGTAAATTTTTTATATACTAGTTTTGAATAGAGTGCAAGAGATCCTACAGTAAAAGTGCGATTTCAGCGATGTAGCTTTTGTTCTAAGTAGCTACAGAAACTTGCGGAGCAACGCCTTCAACGTTATTCTGCCTGTGGGCAATTTCAGCTTCTTCAAGCTTGATCTTAGTGATAACTTCCTTAACTTTGTCATCAATTCTGACCATGTCAAGAGTATACTTACCATTAGTAAGATGCTCCTGTTCCCACTTCAACTCCAAGGACCTTTTTTGTTTGTATAGGTCTTGTATCATCATTAACCTCCTCATAGGTTATTCGATTTATCTCGTTATTATAGTTGTTCCCGAGATATTCCCAGTTTATACTCTTTTCTCCCAACTTGTCAAGGATTGATTGTTCAAGAGAAATAGCATTATCTTCCGCTTCAATATTAAATTTTGCGTAGTGATCGTATGCCCATATTTTTACTGTGAATTTTTTCATGAATCTCACCATGTTATTTATTAAATGTGGCGGAACTATGTTCCGCCACAAAATTACTTAGTTACTGCTTACGCACCTTCGCAACCAAAGATACCTCTATAGTCAGACGCGCCGAAAGCGTATCTTTCTCTAGCTTTGTATCTAACGTTGCCAGTATCAAAGTCTCCTTCCATTGACGTAGTCAACGGAGTTCTTGAGAACATTTTCATACCATTTGGAACGTCAGTGATTAAGTACCAAGAATCAGCATCAGTTAAGAAATTGTTCACTCTGTAACCTTGAGGAACCATTCCCATTGAGTTGATTGCATTGATATCATTATCAGCAGTACCAGTTCTACCTTGAGACTTCATAAGTCTCTCAGCATTGAATTGGTTAGCCGATGGAATGATCATCTTAACCGCTTTTGCAGCTATTCTTAAACCTCTTTCATCAGTCATAGCAGCTACGTCGATTAGCGCTTGTTCTAATGAAGTTTCGTTTAAGTCAGCTTGCACAGCTAAAGTGTTTGCTACAGTACCCGCGATAGTTGGGTGTGCTGTAGAAAGTAAGTTAACGCCATCACCAGTTTGAAAAGCAGTTGCCGCGGCTACGCCGGGTAAACCATTATTCAAAGGTTGTGCACCTTTAACTTCTTTAGCATTTGACATAGATCTTGCTAGTGCTTTTGTGTATCTAGAAGAAAGTCTGTCATAAAGGTTGTCCTCTATTGCTTCTTCTGTGATAGCGAAAGCTAGCGCGATCGTTTCCATTGTGTATCTAGCAGTGTAAGTTTCTTGCGCGTCGTCGTACGCAATTCCTTGACCTTCTGCTTTTACATCTGCGTTAGCAAAACCACTTAACATTACTTCTTCTTCAAAAGCTCTGTCAGATGATTCTGTTGTATAAATCTCAGCATGCTGATTTTCATACCTTTTGTACTCCAGCCCAAATAAAGCATTTAGGCCTGGTTCTAGTTCTTTAACTAGTTGTGCTCGTGATATTGCCATATTATGCTCCTATTATTGCCACGTAACCGCACCAGTGAAATATTGGTTTAAGTTGTGCGCGACTACCACTGAACAATTCGCTGCTGCGATATCGTTATTTTCAGGGTCTTCTGCAGTTCTTACCAATCTCCATTGATTGTTAGTTGCGTGCCTTGTAGCGTAAGTTAACTCTGAACTTGACTGACCAGATAATTCTGAACCAGCCGCTGTTACAGTTAGACCGTATGTTTTACCATATTCAGCCTGTGCTGCTGCAGCGTCAATCGAAGCAACAAAAAGTTGATTCGGATTGTCAATTACAAAAGCAGTTATATCTTCGCTATTAGCTGGAGTAATAGGTTGGTTGTAGAAATTCGCAAACGTCGGCTTCTTAGTTGAAGCGTCGTTATAGAATATTCCATTCAACACACCTATACAAGTGTTAGTGATGGCAGCTTGTGCAGTTACAATGTATCCAGCGGCGCTTCTTACAGCAGTCCCTTGGAACAGATCAACAGCCATGCCAGCATCAATAAGATATTTGCCTTGACCTTGAGATGCCATTGTTGAACCAACAGTACCCTGAGCGATCAAACCAAAACCTTGTGTGTTTCTATTTGCCATAGTTATTACTCCTTATGAACCTGCCGTCGTAAAACGGCCTCCAGTTCGGTTGATATTATTTCGATGTTAAGAATTACTTCTTGGTA